TAGAGCTCGTGTGCACAGTGATTGTGTTGCTGTGTACTAATCCTCCTGAGGTTGAGATTAGAGGTGAAACATGTCAGGTAAAGCCACAACCTGCAGTGATGCAGATGTATGCGACAAGAACTGGAAGTTCGAGCGCGACTTCGCCCTCCGCTTCTACGAAGCTATGGGCACCCCTCTTGGGCTTAGACAGTCATTGTGCCTCGAAAACGAGGATTACAACTCTGTCAACGGCCTTCCAATTGACCCGGGCAACTACCAAGAACCAAGGCAATTCGCCGAGGATTACCAGGTAGCCGAGTTACTTCGGAAGAGTTTAAATACTCCTGGGGTGTCTCCTGCGCAACGTAGTGCGAAGGCTCTGAGCAAGTTCATTGCTTGTGAGGCACATAACGCCGAGACCAACACACGCTTGATGGCTGAGATTCAGCCAGAGTGGTTTGGTACTTACAGCTATCACCTCCTTCACATCCTAGGAAACCTGGATGCGGAGGTGCTCAATAGCTTACCCGAACTTGGAAAGTTCGGACCGGGCGTGAATGTGGGAGTGCGGGGTGAGGGACTGGTGCCTTCAATAAAATATGACACCAAACCAGTGGCCACACTGCCTCTGATACCGTACCTTGAGTCCCTTATGGGGGCCCATGTAGCTGACTTTTGGGGGAGTAACCTCCATGAGAAAGTGAGAGCGGTTGATGGGAATGGCCACTTTACCGTTCCGAAGAACTGGGAGATTGACCGTTGTGCCGCCAAGGAGCCGCTGTGGAATAGCTTTCTGCAGTCTGGTATTGGTACACACATCGGCCGACGCCTCAGGCGCTTCGGTGTTGACCTGCACGATCAGCGATGGAACCAGGCCCTAGCCGAAAAGGCTATGGACTGGGGACTGGCGACGATTGATCTTTCATCGGCGTCAGACCTTCTATCTCGCGTACTCGTGTGGCTTTCCTTGTGCTATAACCAAGACCCGCAGGGCAAAAGGTGGTATCACCTCCTATGCCTCGCACGCTCGCCTCGCATGAAAATGCCGGGGAACAAAGAGCATGTGGCACTTGAGATGTTCGCTTCGATGGGAAACGGTTTTACCTTTCCTTTAGAGACGGCAATCTTTCTTGCTGTAGTCCGAAGTGTAGTACCTCGGGAAGACTGGTCAGTATGTACTGCGTACGGCGACGATATGATCGTGCCTCAGCGGTTTGCTGCCCAGGTTGTCGAACGTCTTGAATACCTCGGATTCAAGGTGAATGGTGAGAAGACGTGCTTGGCAGGCGCGTTCTTCGAGAGCTGCGGAACAGACTGGTTTCAAAGCCAGAATGTTCGTCCCTTCTACCTGCATCAGGATCCCGACAGCCAGATCCCGTATGCCCTTCAAGCTGCCAATGCACTACGTGCTTGGTGCGTTAGGGTGTATGGGAAACTGCCGCGTAAGTTCCGCGGTCTCTGGCTGTGGTGCAAAGGCCGTACGCCATACCAATGGCGAGTATATGGCCCTCCGGAACTCGGAGACTCATGTTTGCACATCGGGGTAACTGAAGCAGTAAGAACTGGTGGGGCGCATCCTTTAATGGACATTGGTCCGGGGTGCGATTACCATCAGTGGGAAGGTTATTTAGCTACGCACGTACGTCTGGCGACGGTCGACTTAGACCGGCGATCATTCGGCGTGTTAGCTTGTGGCCTGCTGCAGCTTGAGGGTGGTATCGAGAGTGCCTCGTTAGGGCGTGAGCCCGTTAGAGGCCTTTACGGCCGCCTGAGAACCGAGAAGTCTGTCGTCCTTTGGAAAGACGACTTTAGTTGGGAGTAATCCCGACCTCTCCGCCATTTGGCGGTGGATAGCAGACGCA